AAGTCAAGGGCTGACAACAGCTGTGAAAGAGATGACTATGAGTCACGGAACGGTTCGAACACGTTCTGCCAGCCGCAGTTGGGGCAGCGCCAGACCTGGCGCGGCGGGGGGATCAGGGCGCGGAGATCGGCCGCGTGCCGGAGGACGCCGACCAGGCGGAGCGGGACAGCGGTCTCGCCGCACCAGTAGCTGCAGCGGTAACACCGCACCTCGTCCCGCACGTCGGGCTCAGGCACGCGGCAGCAGGCGCGCGCGCGTGCGCTCGAACCGCGCGAGCTCGACGAGGATCTGGCCGCGGAGCGCGGCGGTCGGGTCGGCCGCCTTCACGGCCACGGTGCGCGTCCCGACGCCGGCGCCCACCAGCACGGGCGAGACCTCGTGCACACGCACGCGCTTGAGGACGCGCCGGGCCCCGAGGGCGCGGAACTCCGGCGTGAGCTCGGCCGTCTCGAGCACGTCGAACCCGTAGCTCCATTCCTGCAGGTCGCCCATGGCCTGCACCGTCGCGAACGTCTCGCGGCCCGCCGTCGTCTCGAGGAAGAACCGGCCGCGGAATCGCGCCTCGGTCGGCGTGACGCGGAGCTCGCCGCGGCCGACGGGCAGCGCGCCGAGCCAGGACGTGTGCCCGTACGCCGAGAGGCGGACCGGGGCTCCGTCCTGGAACGCCTCCGGCAGCGTCAGGTCGCCGTCGCTGTCGACGACGCCGAAGGTGGCGATCACGGCCTCCACGAGGCCCTGCGCCTCGTCGGCGACGCTGACCTTGAGGCTCTTGCGCGTGCGCGCCCGCTGCTCGGCCCGCCAGGCGGCCTCGCAGACGGCGTGGCGCTGCGCCGGGTCGGTGAACTCGTCGGCCAGCGCGCGGTGGCAGCGCGCGATGAACTCATCGTGCGTCTCGTCAGCGGCGGGCGTGGGAATCGGCATCGTCGGTCGTCTCCTCGTCAGCGGGGACCTCCGCGGGCGGGCGCGGCGGCACCCAGAAGGCGTTAGCGGGCTGCGCGTAGATCTCATCCTCGGGCCCGACGCGGAACCCGAGCTCGCGCTTCGCCTCCGAGCGCTTGAGCAGGCCCATCGCCCAGTGCGCCCGCACGCGCTCGTGCTTCTCGCTCACGTCCTCCATCAGCGCGGGCACATTCGCCGTGTCGAACCGCAGGCGCCAGCGGTCGGGTCGAGGCTGGAGATCGGGCAGGAGCTGCCGCGCCACCTGCTCGGCGACCAGTTCCTGCAACGGGATCACGCAGTCCGTCCACGCCATCCGCCTCATCTCCCGCATCGTCGCGCCGACCTTGGTGGTCTGCAGCCCGGTGCCGAAGCCGACGACGGCGGCGGGAATGCCGAGCGCTGCGCACACGCGCTCCTCCGCGACGTCGCGCAGCGGCGAGACGTCGAGGCCCTGCATGTTGTACTGCAGCACGTTGACGTCGGTCGGCTGGCCGAGCGCGAGCGGCTTGCCGCGCTCGTCCCCCGTGAAGTGCTGCAGGATGTACTCCTTCGTCGCCTGCACGTCCTCGCGCGACGCCATGCCGCGCTCGCGCGGCGCGATGATGATCCCGATGATCCCGAGGTTCTTGAGGATCGCCGCGGCGAAGTTGGCGGCCTGGTCGTCGGTGTAGATCTCGCGCGCCACCGACGCGAGCGGCGAGAGGCCGAGGCGCGGGTTGCGCGGGTCCAGCCCGTGGCGGATGTGGACGACGTCCGCGACGGGCACGTCGATCACGCGCCCGCCCGTGGTGTACCTGTACCGCTCGATGAACGCGTCGGCCGAGGTCCAGTGCGGCGCGATCATCGTGCTGGGCACCCACCAGAGCTGGACGACCTCGTCGAAGCCGTTCCTGACCTTCAGCCAATACGCGTTGCCCGACAGCATGAGGTCGAGGATCGTCGCCATCCAGAGCTCGCGCCCGCCGTAGAACGGCGTCGGCCGCGCCAGGAGATCCGTGAGCGGATGCGGCTCGACGCGCTCCCATTCGCCGTCGCGGAGCCGCTCGACGACCGGCGCAGCCTGCGGGAAGTTCCGCATGAGCCAGTTGAGCGGCGGCGCGATGACCGACGACTGCAGCCCGTCGCCCACCTCGCGGCCGTAGTTGATGCGCGTGCCGGGAAAGAGCAGCGTCGCCCACGACGGGCTCGCCGGGAAGAACTCCTTGAGCCGTTGCGCCGTCCGCCGGACCGCGCGCCACGCCGCGGTGAAGCGTTTGAGGATCATGCCCGCCCCCGCCAGCCCGCGTTGCACGGCTTGCACGTGCCGCGCAGGTTCTCCGGCGCGCTCAGGCCCCCGCGATGGAGCGGCACGATGTGGTCCACCTCCGTGGACGGCCGTGTCCCGCAGAGTGTGCACACCGGATCGCGCGCGAGGATCTGCCGCCGCAGCCGCTGCCACGCCGCGCCATAGCCGCGCTGCGCCGTCGTGCCGCGCGCGCGGTCGCGCGCCCGGCGGCAGGACCCGCAGTACTCCTGGGGTGGCACGATCCACGCCGTGCGGCAGCGCGGGCACTTCCGCCAGAGGATCGCGCCTAGAGCGGCCGCCATCCGCCCACCTCCCCGGCCAGCACGCGTGCGAGCGCGGTGACGAGCGCCGAGACGCCGTCGATCCGGCCCGTCGAGCGCACCTTGGACGGCTTCAGGTTCAGGTTCGCGTCGACGTCGCAGACCGTGTTGCTCACGCACCACCGCATCACAGGATTCCCATCGTGGCGGATCTGCCGCTGGAGCACGGCCCGCTCGAGCGCCTTGGCGGCGGGCGCGAGCATCCGGATCGTCTGCGGGACCTCCACGACCGGCACGCCGTCGCGCTGCAGGCGCACGATCAGGTCGCGCGCGTTCCACGGGTCCACGCCGACCTCCACGACGTCGTAGGCGTGCGCGAGCTCGCGGACGCGCTGCTCCACGAAGCCGTAATCCGTGACGTTCCCGGGCGTGACGCGCAGCCACCCCTCGCCGACCCACTGGCGATAGGGCACGCGGTCGCTCCGCTCGCGCTCGGCCAGCGCGGCCGAGGGCACCCAGAACTCCGTGCGGACGATGTACGCCTCGCCGTCGGGGATCACCAGGGCGAGCGCCGTGAGGTCGCGCGTGCTCGCCAGATCGAGGCCGAGCCAGGCGCGCCCCCGCATCTCCGCGACGAGGTGGGGCGCGGCGCACGCGTCCCAGTCCTCCAGCGAGAGCCACCGCGTCTCGGCCGCGACGGCCTGGTTCAGGTAGTACCTGCGGAACGTGGCCTCGAGCCCCGGGATCGCGCGGGCCCGCGCGGCGAACTCGCGCATCTCCTCCAGCGAGCGGAAATCGCCGAGCGCGGGATTCGCGAGCGGCCAGACGCGCTCGTCCCACGGATCCGCCTCGAGCGGCGCCTCGAAAATCCACGGCGAGAAGGCCGGATCGTGGATCTGCCCCGCGCGCACCGCGCGCCCGTACTCCACGAGCTGCGCCATGAGCCCGCCCGCCGCTCCGGGATCGCCCTGCGTGCTGATGATCAGCGTAAGCGGTTCCGCCCTGGCGCCCGTCCCCGTCGTCAGCGCGTCGTAGAGCTCGCGTCCCGCGCCTGTGCCCCACTGGGCGAGCTCGTCGATGATCACCACACTCGGGCTCAGGCCGTGCGCCTTGCCCGCGTCGGAGGAGACTGGCAGGAGGCGCGAGCCCGTGGCGAGATCCTCGATCTCCTTCGCGTGGCGCTTGATGTTGACCCGGTCCAGCAGCTTCGGACTGCGCCGCAGGAACGCGACGACCTCGTCGTAGAGCAGCGACGCCTGGTCGCGGTCCTTCGCGGCGCACACGATCAGCCCGCGCGGCTCCGTCTCCGGCCCGAGCAGATGCGCGAGCGCGAGCGCCGCGCAGAGCGTCGTCTTGCCGTTTTTGCGCCCCAGCGTGAGCAGCCCGGTGCGCACGATGCGGCGCCCGCTCGCGTCCGTCGCGTACCACGCCTCGATGATCTCGCGCTGCCACGGGCGGACCCGGAACGGCTCGCCCGCCCGCGCACCGCTCGTGACGGTCAGCGACTCGAGGAAGCGGACGACGCGCTCCGCGCGCGGCAGATCACGGCGGGCCCATGTCCGCGACTGCCCGCGGCGCGGCGAGACGAGGAGGGCACCGCCCTTCGGCGCGGCGCCCGGCCCACGCAGTCCCACGGCCACACGCTACCGGAGTTGCCACGCTGACACAAGGATTCTGTGCCAGGTTGGCCAGAATTGTGCCAGTTTGGCCCGAACTTAGTGCAAAGTTGGGCAGCGCGCGGTTATGGCAAGGGGGGGCCTCGGAAGAAATCGACCCCGGCTATCCCCACACTCAAGCAGTTTTCGCGGCCGTGTCAAGAAAAAATTTTTCGCGATCTGGCGAGATGCGACGCGGACTTACCGCGAGCAGTCCGAGTCAAGGCGAGGAGAAGACCCAGTAGACTCCCCCTCGGACTCCC